AAAAATCCTTCGTTAAATTATGAAGATCGTATCATCGTAGATGAAGTTCGCCGTAAGATGTCTGACCTTATAGACATAACAAAAGCGGACGAAAAAAGTTGGGATATTTATACTCAGCAGTTTGAAGAAGATCCTATGTTTGTTTCTACCGTTGAGGATCGATTTGGTAAGAGAGAAGTAAATACGGGTCCTATATACCGCAGGTTCTTTGAACGACTAGGTAGAATAAACGATATGCAAGTTTTAGGGGGATCTTATTCTTCAGGCGGCAGAGATATAAACGCCCCATTAACTCCCACGCTATTTAATCTTTTTGTATTAGCAGAAGAATTAGCACACTCCGGTATTCCAGAGCAAAAAACATATAAGCGTAGTTACGGTTACAATCCTGATGTTTCTCCAGATATGGTAGGCGGAATCGTTGAAGAAGAAAATAGTCTGTTTGAAGAATTAAGAGCAAAAAGAATAGCTTTTGAAACTGTTAAAGGACTACTTCCTAAAAGTAAGAAATTTGCAAAACTCACTGAAGACCACTATCGCAAAATCTTTAAGGATTATTTAGAGAAAGCAAATGCTCCCGCTGAAGTAAAAGATTACATGGCTAGAGAATATTCTTTGGATAACATTGAGTATGAAATAGGTAGAACTGTAAAGAAGCCGCTGGGGGTAGATCTTACTCGAAACGAAACTGTAGACGACCTAAAAAAACAAAGAAGATTATTTAGGCGCAGAGATGCAGAGGCCTCCCGCCTTGAGGCTCAAGCGGAAGGGTTTGTCAAAAAAGCTGAAGGCGGAGATGTTGGCGAAGATATCCCGATGGATGAATACGGGGCTGTCCCCAAAGAGACGCTTCGTAAGTTTGCAGAATTTGGTAAACGCAAACAACAGCGTTCTCAGATAAAAGATTTTATCAATAGCCTATCTGATGAAGAAGCACTTGCTCTTCTTATCCTTACAGAAACTGTATCATCAATAGATACCCTCGAAAGCATGGAAGCAATCGGTGAGGTAGTTAAGAATAGAGCAGAAACAGATTATCGTGACTTTAAAAATGTGAACACGATAAAAGATGTCATGCTTCAGCAAACTGCTAAAGGTGCATTTCAGTTCTCCGGCTTAGAACCCACAACCCTGTATGAAAGACTTACAGAAGTTAGAAAGGGTCTTGCATCAAAAGGTTTAGAAAAAACTCTTGCTGCTGCAGAGAACGTTCTTAGCACTGAACCAGATAGAGAAGCATTTAAACGACTACCCGTTGGCACGTTGTTTTATAAAAAACCAAACGCACCAAGCCGATGGATGGAAAACTCACCAGATTTAGAATACGCTACGGAAATAGGTGGACACGAGTTCTACCGGACTTTCAAGAGTCCCGAATATCCGTAAGTTATTCGCTGGCTACCCGCAACGCGGCCCCAGCACAACCGAAGCGGCTACCCACAGCCAAGTGGCCCCGCAATATGAGGTAAACTAAAATGGCAAAACAAGCAAGAGGCCACCGTGCCAATAAAGCAAACGATTCCTTTGGAACAACCAACAATCCGAATCTCTACCGTAACAAATACAAAGATGATGTATACGCGGACGATGAGGATGAAACCCCGGAAGTAGAAGCAACAGAGGACACCGAAGAGGCCACTCCTCAAGTAGCAAAAGAGACGGGGGACAGCTTTGCACCCAAGAAAGAAGCTAGTGAAGATCACGATTACAAAAAACGCTACGATGATTTGAAGCGTCACTACGATGAAAAGATCGCAGAGTTTAAAGGTGAACGTGAAGAACTGGCTGCCCAACTGAAATCAATTAAGGAACGTGCCTACGAAATGCCCCGGGGTGTAACCCCACCGAAAACTCTAGAAGAGTTGGCAGAATTTAAGGAACGCTATCCGGATGTGTTTGAAGTTGTGGAAACTGTTTCTACCTTACAGGCAGAGACGCATATCTCAAAGCTGCGTGAAGAACTTGATGTAATCAAGGAACGGGAAAAGAAACTTGAGAAGGACAAAGCCTACGAGGAACTCCTTCGCTTGCATCCCGATTTCAACGAACTCAAGTCTAACGACAAGTTCCTTGCATGGCTGGACGAACAGCCTGAATCACTTAGCGATGGTATCTACAAGAACAACACCAACGCTAAACTTGCAGCACGGGTCATTGACCTCTACAAAGCTGATGTTGGAATCAGCACCAAGAAATCTTCCAAAACTAGCAAGACAGCTGATGCTGCCGCTGCCGTAACCAAAGCGCAACCCAAAGAGGTTGCAACAAAGGAAACCGGGGGCAAGATTTGGAAGGCTTCAGAAATCGGCAAGTTGAAGCCGTGGGAGTTTGAAAAACTCGAACAAGAGTTGGATACTGCACGGGCAGAAGGCCGAATCGACTTTAACAACTAACCTAACCTCAAAATTGGAAGGAAAGACCAATGGCTTTTGATAGCGCATCAGGTTATAATAACCTGCCTTCCGGGAACTTTACCCCGGAAATTTTCAGCCAAAAAGTCCTCAAATTCTTCCGGCGTGCTTCGGTTGCAGAAGACATTACGAATACCGATTACGCGGGTGAGATTGAGAACTTTGGCGATACCGTTCGGATCATCAAAGAACCGACAATCACCGTCTCCAGCTATGCTCGTGGTTCCGTTGTGAACCCGCAGGATCTGGCTGACGATCAAACCACTATGGTTGTTGACCAAGCGAACGCATTTGCGTTCAAGATTGACGACATCGAAGAGCGTCAGTCACACGTCAACTTCGAGGCTCTGGCCACCTCTTCAGGTGCATACTCACTGAAGCGTAAGTATGATGCCAACGTCCTTGACCTGATGGCCACTGATGCTGGCTTGACTGGTGAGTCCGGCGCGTCTGTTGCACAGATTTCCGATATCGGAACTCTGGGTACTGCACTGGATATCGGTGGCGCAACCACCCCGGGTGACACTGCCATTAACACCATGTTGGCAATGGCTGAAGCCCTCGATAACCAGTCCGTTCCGGAAGAGAACCGCTGGTTCGTTGCTCCCCCGGCTTTCTACAAGCACCTGTTCTCAGCTGGTGCGAAGTTTGCAGAAGTTCAGGTAACTGGCGATGCAACTTCCCCGCTGCGTAACGGCCTTGTATCGCTGGGCAACATTGCTGGCTTCCAGTGCTACAAGTCAACCGCCCTCGTTTCCAACGGTGGCACTGACCAAGTAACACTGTCTGGTCTGGCAACTGATGGCACTGAGAACGTGATTCTGGGTGGCCACATGTCAGCAACCGCAACTGCTTCGCACATTGCGAAAACTGAAGTTGTGCGTTCAACCGAAACCTTCAGCGACATCGTTCGCGGTCTGCATGTATTCGGTCGCAAAGTTCTGCGTCCGGAAGCGATCGTTCGCGGCGTTGTTAGCCTTGACTAATAGGGAGACTAGATAATGGCTACTTACACTGTAACTAATGCTGTTGCTGGCGTTCCTGTTGGCATCAAGCCGCAACTGGTTGAAGTTGTGCTGGACTTTTCCACTACCACGCTGGTTTTTGGCACTGACGTTGTGCAAGCAATCGAGATGAACGCCAACACTCTGGTCCTGATGGCTGGTGTTGAAATTCTGACTGCTGGTGGTGCAGGTTCACTGATTGATCTGGGCGACACAGACGATGATCTGTGGGTATCAGATCTGGACGGTAACACAGCAAACGGCGTAGAAATGAATGCTACTCCGAAGCTGTATACTGCTGCAGACACACTGGATCTGTCTGCTGACACTGCCAGCTTTTCTGGCAAGGTTCGCGTGTTCGCACTGATGGCAGAACTGGGTTCTGGCGAAACTGCTGCGGCGTTCGCCTAATTAACCTGTCGGGGGGCAGGGCCTGAAACCTTGCCCCTTGACAAACCCTATTTTTTATGATATAAGGCTCTTAACCCAGCCGGGAGTAAACCCATAATGGCACGTAAACCTGATAAGATGCCAGCCCGCAACAAAAAGAACTTTCGTCCAACGGAAAAGGGTGCTGGTATGACGGAAGCCGGGGTCAAAGCCTACCGAAGAAAGAACCCCGGATCTAAACTAAAAACGGCAGTTACCGGAAAAGTAAAACCGGGAAGCAAGGCAGCAAAGCGGCGCAAGTCTTTCTGTGCGCGGTCTGCTGGTCAGATGAAGAAGTTTCCTAAAGCAGCAAAGAATCCGAATAGCCGTTTGCGTCAAGCGCGGAAGAGGTGGAAATGTTAGCGGCACTTATCGGCCCCCTATCAGAGTTGGCCGGAACATGGATGAAGGGCAAGGTTGAGAAGACCCGCGCTGATTCCGAAGCAAAGGTTGCCAAAGCAAAAGCAGAAGCAACTATCATGGAAAAGAAAGCCACCGGAGAGATCGACTGGGATCTGGAGATGGCAAAAGGTAGTCAGAACTCGTGGAAAGATGAGTGGCTGACTATTTTATTTAGTATACCCCTTATTCTTGCCTTCATACCCGGAATGGAAACGGTGGTCCAAAATGGATTTCAACAACTTGAGCAAATGCCTGAATGGTACCAGTACAGCTTGGGCGTTATTGTTGCTGCAAGTTTTGGAGTCAGATCGGCAACGAAATTCTTTGGAAAGAAATGATGGCAAAGTTATTCGCTACAACCAAGATAGAAAAGCGGCGTATCCGCAGACCCGGCGTTCATAAGAAACGGGTCAACAAACGTAACAAACCCAAAAACTACTTTGGCTAGACATGACAGTAGAAACATTCTTAAAATGGAAGATACTTCCCCGTATGATGATGGCAATTATGACCCTGATGAGTTGGCGTTGTGCAGAATGGTTTATGAACTTGGACAACCCTACAGCAGCACAATCCGCATTTGTAAGCGTTGTAATGGGTGCTATGACAGGTGCGTTTGGCGTATGGATGAACAACGAAGGTAAGTCTCATGGAATACAACCGCGAAAAACTGATTGACCAGCTTATCCTGCATGAGGGATTGGAACTCAAAGTATACAAAGATACTTTGGGTATTGATACGATTGGCGTAGGTCGTAACCTCGAAGATCGTGGCATCACGGATGGTGAACTGATGCACATGAATCTGTTGCGGGAAGAAATCCACACTACAGGTATTACCGAAGAAGATGCGCGGTTCTTGCTTGGCAACGACATCGACATCGTTGAACGCGAACTGCTCGATGCTCATCCGTGTATGGAAAGGTTGGATGATGTGCGTATCCGCGTGTTGCTGGATATGGCCTTCAATCTGGGTGTCCCTCGTTTGCGTAAGTTCAAGAATATGTGGGCTGGTATCCACGAAGGGGACTACATCCGTGCAGGAGACGAGATAATGGATTCCCGGTGGGCTAATCAGGTAGGTGCGCGGGCTGTGCGTCTCT